ATATGTAACCCCTGCCGTATTTCCAACGACATCAAAAGATGCATTACTACTAGTGTCATATTTAGTTGCATGAGGTTTATCAAAGATTGAAGAATCTTGCCACGCTGTTCGAGCTAAAGTACCTGTGGTCCATACAGTTCTTTTAGATCCCGATTCAAGATAGTTATAAGTAACTACTCTATCAACTACATTAGAACCATTACTACAATAAAACCAGTTTACTTCTGTAAAAAGGTTATTCAATCCACAGTTAATTAAATCTCTTGACGTAGTATTAATATCATCATACACATAGTCTTCGACTAAGCATGGTAAAGATTTTAATCTACCATCGTATGCAAAGAATCCATTTTCAGCCATCCAATACGAAGTACCATCGACCTCAATTGCTGCGTTCTTACCTATTAGTCCACAGTTAGTTCCAGCTATTTCAAAAGAAAAAGTAAATGGTGCACCAACAAAACGCATTAAAAATAAAGCTTTATCGGTCCAGACATAGATAGCATCTCTACCTTGTACAGCCCCTATAATTTTAGATCCATCAGCAAGTCTTTGTGTACCCGAAGTATTGTTTGCTGTTACCGTATAAGCTGTAGACCCATCAATATTTTCTTGATCAGAGAATCTAATATACATATCATCTTGAGTGCTTGTATCTCCAATTGTAGTTTCTGTTCCAAAAAATATTAAGTGTCTATCCGGTGTAGAAACTAACATATGCCTTGAAGCTGTTGGTGCATTAGCAAGTACAGTAGCTCTTGTATTAGTTGCACCTCCTGCTGAGGAATCCCATTCAAAACATTTTCCATTATAAATCAGTGCTAATAATTTTGTTCCATAGTTATCTAAAACCCATAAACCAGGGTCAAGAGTAACGTCTTCAGAAGATGACTCTCCCCATGCTACATAATCAGAAATGTTGCTTACTGTTGCTCCAGCAGTATGGGATGCTCTTGTAGTTCCATTAACCGCACGCGCTCCCCCACTTAAAGTCCCTGTTGAGGTATCATTATTTGTATAACTAATATCTTCTGAGCCAATTCTAATTTCTCCTGAATCTGGAAATGCAGTAGAACTAGCTATGACTACAGTTGTAGTAGCATCGTCTGGAAGTGTTGTTGATAGAGTAGTCGTTGCAATACCTGAAGCAGTTCCGCCGAAGTTAGCAGTTCCCCATCCATAACCACCTAGTTGTTGATTAGGGCCAACATGGTAATAAGGACTGCCTGTCGCACTCCCTACATTGCTAGTGCTTCCAGTGGTTTCATTAGCGGCCATCGTTAATTCAATGGTAGTAGAAGTTGGAACTTGTGTAGCCTCAAAAACTTTATCTTCAAAATCTGTAGTTTGAAAACTAGATCCTGTAAGTGTAGTTACACTACTAAAAGTTAAAAGATCTCCTTCCAACATACCGTGTGGAGAGGGAAATGTTACTGTAACAGTTGGCTGTCCACTAGTTGTTGAAAAGTTACAGCTAGCGATTGAAGTTCTTAATGGTGTAATGTCATAGTAAGAACCAGCATAATATATATAAAGAACTTTACTTGTTCCAATAGCAGAATATTTTACTCCAGCGTTATTATCAAAGTGATGAATTGCTCTAGCTGGGCCCGTTAACTTATCAGCCCCTAATTGGTCCCATCCACCTATCTTCTCGGGTGTACCATATCTAAACCTAACATTATCTCCTCCAAACCATTGCCCTTCGGCTCCAGTCTCTGTGACTTGTTTGTTAAATCCTGGTAAAAACCCTAATTTTTGTAGCATATAAAAACCTGTTTACTAGGTAATATAGTAGATATTAGAGAAATTCAATATGTTTATAAAATACTATAATTAGTTAGATTTTTTAAAACACGAGGGTACACCCAACAAAGAACGAGTATCAAATTTATTCTTTTGAGAAAACTCTGATTTTTTATCATTGTAGTGTAAAAAAACTTGAGCACATTCTTTACCTGTAAAAGTTTCTCTCCAGTGCTCTACTTCACATCCTTTATATACTAGCATATCTCCAGGTTTTAAATTAACTTCTTTTCCTTTAAGCCCTTCTTTTCCAGAAGGTTCTAAATAGATGGGCCAAGGATTGCCACCTAAATGTAATGTAGTAGAAATTTCACAAGAATCTCTGTCTTTATGTCTCTTTAATTTATCCCCCATTTTATATATTCTAGCATAAGAGTACGTTGGAATTAAATCTAACCCTGTGTGTTTTTCTAAAGTAGGTATCATTTTAGTTAATAAAGTTTCCATTACAGGATCAGCATAATGTGAATAAGTGTTAGGAACTTGTGGGTCATTCCATGTACCAAGAATATCATTATGGTCAATAATGCCGTGTTTCGTCATAAAAATAACCGCGTTTCTTTTAAGGAAAAAATAATCTTTTATAAAATTAATTAAATCAAGATCTACAGCTTTTCTTATTACTTTATATTTATCAAAACTCATTTATTTCCAATTTATATTTAATACTATTCTTCTGGGTTTATTAGTTTGCACTATACCAAAATGTTTGTTTTCTCTGTTAAAAATAATTATTTCATTAGAAACACTTTTATAAAATACATCACTTACATTGGTTCCACCATCACATGTAGTAAAATTAAACACCGCTGTTTTAATGCCCTGGTTTTTAAAAGGATAATCAACATGGGGCTGATGGTTAATTTTTTTATGTTGATTTGTATATAAATTTAATTTCATTCTTAATAGTTTTTTTACTTTAAATTTACTATCAATAAAATATTGAACAGGTTCAAACAATGGAAACCAATTACTTTTTTCTTCTGTCCCTAAATCTAATTCTGAATTTATATCAAATTTTGTGTCACATAACAGATGTGTAAACATAAAATTATCATCACCTTCTAATAATTTATTACGGACTGTTTTTTCTTGAAAATACCATGGAAAATTATTTGATATAACAATATCGTTTAATTTATTAAAAAATAAATCCGGTAAAAAATTTTTATAAGAATTCATTTATTTAAAAGGTTTTCCTGTAATCCAGCTTACTAAAGAATTTCTTTCCCCTTTTGTTACAGGGGTAACTTCATGTAAAATAAAAGAAGGAAAAAGTACTAAAGTTCCCTGTGATTTACTCATTATAGATGCGTCTTCATCTGGTCCATTATGTAATTTTAAATCACCGCCCTCATATTTTTTAGGGTCTGTTAATTGAATTGATAATGATAACTTTCTTACAGGTTTTTCAAAACACCTATCAACATGTTTTCCATATTTTCCACTAGGAGCGACGTATTTTGTAAACTGAAACCCTTCATGCAAACCGCTAATATCAAATTTAAAAAACTTGTCATTTAAATCCATGATTCCATCTGTTGCTCTACGAAATAACCAATGCATATCGCTGGTAGGATAAATCCAAGATACATTACTTTTTCTTATGGGACTTTTAACTGAACCTAAAATAGTTCCTTTTTTTACTTTTAATTCTTTACCTTTTTTTATTATTTTTTCACATTCTTCTTTAGATAAAAAATTGCGAATAAAAGCGTATTGATGAATATGGTCATCTTTAAATTCCCAACTACCAATTGTTGTTAATGATTCTGACATTCTGTATATGTAAAATATACAATAAAAAAAATAAATGTCTATTAAAAATTAAGATTCTTCTGGAGGAGGAGGTGGGTTAAGTACTCTTTGATCCCATGATAACGTGTCTTCATTCCAATTATAAAGGTTACCGTCACTTGGATAAGCAACAGGTGGGTCCCAACAACAAGTAGTTTCATTAAACACAAAAGATGCATAGGGTTTTGGTGCTATAAAGGCGTCTCTTGTAACATCAAAAGTATGACCTTTTCCTGCGTAATTTTTTCTAAAAGGGGTTCCACCAAATTTATGAACTCCTCCTGAAGTATTATAAGAACATTGTTTCCAATTTGTGTAAGCACCAAATAAACCTTTTAAAAAATCTATTCCTTTTTGCTCTACTTCATTTCCATTTTCATCTAATAATTCAGTGTTATTAACTACTAATACTTTTTCTACTATGTTGTTTTCATCTAATTTTGCAAAATGAGCCATATAATTATCCTGTAAGAGTCCCCGTACCTGTATATGTTAATATAGTATCTGAACCAGATGTTGATACACTTGGAGAACCTGTAGTTTCTCCTGAATAATTTGCAGTAGCTAATCTAATTATACAAAGCCCTGAACCACCGTATCCTCCGGCACCGTTTCCAAAAAAAGAT